CGTACGGCAACTGGCATGTCTATGTTGATGACCAACGCTGGCAAGTCAATCAAACAGGTTATCGCTAACATCGACGAGTATGTGATCAAGCCGTTGATCGATCGGTTGTATTTTTACAACATGAAGTACTCAAGCGACCCTGATCTTAAGGGTGATGTGGACATCCAGCCATTGGGTGCTGCGAGCCTTGTTGAGAAAGAAGCTATTGCAATACGGCAAAACGAGTTCTTGGCTGTGGCCCTTAATAGCCCGATAGTTCAGGAAGTCATCGGGTTAGAGGGTGTGGCTCATTTATTGCGCCAGTCGGTAAAACGCCTTGATATGAACCCCGACAAGATCGTGCCTCCTGAAGAAATAATTCGCCAGAAGGTGGTAGCGCAAGAGACAATGCAGCAAATGATGGCTATGCAGCAGCAACAAATGGGGCAGGCTGAAGCTGGTGGGACTCCTCCGGCAGGGCCTCCGGGAATAGAAGGGCCGGGAGCAACGCTTCAAAACGGCGCACCTGTTGCTAATAGGTTTACATAGTTATGAAATGGTTTGTTCCTTTTCTTCTGTCTGGGTGTGCGTTCTTTGACAACCCTGCGGCGTTTGAGGCCAAAGATAAGGAAGCCAAACTGATTGAAGTAAAAGTAGTCCACCAGTCTGAGTTACAGAGAATTTGTAAAACTAACAAAGAATTAGGTGGGTGTGCGGTGATATACCCTAGGCGGTGTGTTATTTACACAGAACGGTATACAACTGAGGAAATATACGGGCACGAGCTTAGGCATTGTTTCTACGGGCAGTTTCACGATTAGTACACCAAAAGTTTTAGATTTTCTTGACAGTCCTAGTTTATTGTTGTACATATAGCGCAAGCAAACAAAGGAGAAGTATATGAAAGCAATCTCAACAATGGAAAAGCGCGGTACTGAGTACAAGCAGATGTCCGCTAAGACCGATGGTATGACCAAAGGTGGCTCTGTTAATACTGGTGGCGCTGGCCCCGTTAAAGCAGGTATGCGCGGTTCTAAAGAATACGCACAAGATTCTGCCAAGACCACAGGAATGTGTAAAGGTTAATGGTACGAGTTGATGAACGGGTGGCTCAATGCCTATCCCGTCTGAGATCTGAAGATTTTGCCCCGCTGATGGAGTGGCTCAAGAACTGCCAAGCAGAGAGCTTAGAGAAACTTAGTCAAGCAGATGGCAACCAAATCTATAGGCTTCAAGGCGAAGCCTTAGTACTCAAGGAAGTTCTTGAGTTAATTGGTCGGTCAGGAGAATTGATCACCAAACTGAGACGCCAATAGTTACCCATTAACTTGGAGCTAGTGGTATATTTACAACCTAAGTAGCAGACCGTTATCGCGTAGCGCAGACCATTCGATTGGAGCGTGAGGTGAGAGTCGGAGCGAAGGAGATAGAAATGGGTTTACCCAAGGCTGTACAAAAAGCAGTTGAAGAAGCAGATGCATTGGTAGCACAAATTGGTGGTGATAAGACCGGAGAAAACGAGGATTCCCAAGCGGAGACTTCTAATCCGGAGACTGAGCCGGAGAGTTATGCTCCCGATCCCGAAGATACTGCGAATAAGCCTGAACAAACCATTTCGCAAGAGACACAAGTAGTTCAAAAGCCGACTGTTTCTGAAGAGACATGGGAACGAAAGTACCTAACCCTCAAAGGAATGTACGACGCTGAAGTGCCAAGGCTTCACGCAGAAATGCGGGAAATGAAGGGCCAAGTAGCACAGTTGGTTGCCGACAAGGCAGCCGCCGAGGCGAAATTAGCATCGCAGCCGGTAGAACCGCAAGTTTCTCTTATCACTGAACAAGACAAAGAGGCATTTGGGCCAGATTTAATTGATCTAATTAACCGTGCCGTGAAGACCGAAACCAAAAGTTTTGAGAAGCGCGAAACACAGTTACTTAGAGAAATTGAACAGCTTAGAGGTCAGCTAGGTAATGTGTCTGAGCGTCAGGTGGTGTCTGATAAAGACCGATTCCTGATGGGATTGAGCCAACAAGTACCCGACTGGGAGACTTTGAACGTAGATCAAGGCTTCTTAGGATGGTTAACTGAGGTAGATCCGGTGTATGGCATCCCCAGACAGGTGGCATTAACGAACGCTTATGAGGTTTTGGATGTTGGTCGAGTTTCGACTATTTTCAATGCCTACAAGCAGTTAGTGGCCCCAGCAACCAAGCAGGCTAATAAGCAAAACTCAGAACTTCAGCGTCAAGTTGCACCGACCCGCTCGCGTTCATCGACGCCTACAGCGACGGACATGCAGAACCAAAAGATCTGGACTTCAGGTGAGATCGAACAGTTCTACAATGACTGGCGACGTGGATATATCGAAAACGATGAGGCGGCTCGTATGGAAAAAGAAATCAATGCTGCTGTTGCCCAAGGTAGGATCAGGTAGTAATATTGGGTGGCGGTAGCAAAGTTTTTTAACTTTGTTTTTTATGAAAGGAAGTAAAGATGGCTACCATCACCCCCGCAGCAACCTACCCGATTAACTCGGGTGGCTTTAACACCCCCGGCGGCCAAGTCGCATATAGCGGCACGGCTTATTCTGGCACGTTTATCCCGGCCCTGTGGTCTGGCAAACTGGCTCAAAAGTTCTACGCAGCTACTGTGTTTGGCGAAATTGCTAATACGGATCAACTTGCCGGTCCCGTTTTCCAGTAATGGAGAAATGAAAACTTTGTGAATTGCTGGAACCCTGAGACGGGAATCAGCAGCCAAGCCCCGAAAGGGGAAGGTTCAGAGACTAGGTGTTTAGTTAATACCGCCGGGCCAAGTGCCCCGAAAGGCGAAAATGAATGTAGAAGACAGAGGCATGCTTATAGGCATGGTTTTTGGAGATGGGCACATTAGTGTTAGGAAACGACTCAAAAGCGGTAAATATGAGTACGAATCTTCTGAGTTAGTTATAAAACATTCTGTAGCGCAACAAGATTACTGCTTACATAAGGCCGCTTTAGTTAGGGGCATATTTGGTGGCAAATTTACGGTGCGTAACGGAGTGACAAAACTTAACGAAAAAGAATACTACTGGGTACATTTTACAAAAAGCCATAGCTATTTCCGGATTCTTAAGAGTTTGTTGTACCCGGAAGGTAAGAAGCGTTTTACCAGACAGGCACTAGAGATGTTAACCCCCGCAGGGATAGCACTTTGGTATATGGACGATGGGAACGCTAGAACAAACCTTTCAGATAAAACCGGATTCGTGTCGTCTTGCTCTACACAAATTGCTACGATGTGCAGTAAAGAAGAAGTTGACGAGATTGTTAATTATTTCTTACGTGTACATGAGATCGAGTTTAAGGTCAGGTTTGACCGTAGACAGACAGAAGGAAAACAGTACTACATAGAGGCAAACACGGCGAACAGCCAAAAATTTGCTAGGTTGATAAAACCCTATGTGATCCCTTCGATGCTCTATAAACTTGCGCATGTAGCTAACCTAAACACCCACGAGTGCAAAGCACCTGTACTCAAATGCAGCGTTTGTGGTAACCCCACATTCACAGCAAACAGACGAAAAAGCATGTGTAGTGCATGCTATAGCCGTCAAAACAGGTGAAGATATAGTCCGACCTTACGGGAAAACAGAACCGTAAGAAGCAGAGGATAAACACCCACTGCGATAACAATGCCTGTGGCAAGGCGACATCACTGGTATGGGCGATACGGTTATTATTAACACGATCCCCACGATCACCATCCGTGATTACAGCATCGGCCAGAACTTGGCTTATGAAGTACCTGCTCCTGCGACCGTCAGCCTGACGATCAACAAGGGTAAGTATTTCGGCGTGAACGTCAACAACGTTCTCGAAGTTCAGTCCAAGCCCAAGCTGATGGATGTCTTCACGAACGACGCTGCTATGCAGATGAAGATCGCTGTTGACACCGATGTGCTGGCTGGTACGTTTAACGGAGGCGCTGCCGCTAACAAGGGCTCTGCCGCTGGTGTACGTTCTGGTTCTTTCGGTCTTGGTACCGATGCAGCTCCCATCACGCTGACCGCTCAGAACATCCTCGAAAAGATCACGGCTCTGTCGTCTGTTCTTGATGAGCAAGATGTCCCTGAGACAGATCGTTGGCTGGTCATCACCCCCGTTGAGCGTCAGATTCTTATGCAGTCCAATCTGGCACAAGCTCAGTTCATGGGTGACCCCAGCTCGATCCTGCGTAACGGTAAGATCGGTATGATCGACCGCTTCACGGTCTATGTGTCTAACCTTCTGCCGAAGGCTGACGCTGCTGAAGACTATGCCGGTGAAGCACAAGTTGGAGCCCTCAAGCGTCACGCAATCATGGCTGGCCACAAGTCAGCTATTACCTTCGCATCACAAATTGCAAAGGTCGAGAGCTTGCAGAACCCCAATGACTTCGGTACTCTGATCCGTGGTCTGAATGTTTACGGCTACAAAGTGGTTCAGCCGGAAGCATTGGCTCTGTTGACTG